TACTAGAGCACAACGGTACTACATGGGTAAGTTTAACAACTGATTTCCAAACTAAAGCAACAGAACCAACACTACAAAGTGACGGTACTACTTCTTTAGCAAGTGGCGATGTATGGTTAGACAGCTCAGACACTGAAAACTTAAAACTTTATAAGTATGATGGTTCAAGTTGGAATCTAGTTGATCTTGGTGATCAAAGCACACCAGACGGTATCTTATTTGATGACTTTAGACAATCAGCAGCATCTTCATTAGATGCAGACGCTCCAAGTGCATCTTTATACCCACAAGGTATGTTAGGTTGGAACTACAGAGCTTCAGGTGGTAATGTTAAGCAATGGCGTAAAGGCTATGCATTAGATTCAAGTACAACTGCTGATGTTTGGGTATCATTCTCAGGTAACGCAGCAGATGGCACAGGCTTATTGTTAAGAAAGGCACAGCGTAAAGCAGTAACTAAATCTTTACAAGCAGCAATTGCATCTAACGATGACATTCGTAACGAAACAAACCGCTTTAACTTAGTAGCAGTTCCAGGATATCCTGAATTAACTGACGAAATGTTAGCATTAAGTGTTGACAGAAAAGACACAGTCTTTGCAATCGTTGACGCTCCACTTAGACTAAAAGCCGATAATACTAGCACAGCAGCATGGGCAACTAATGCTAATACAGCAGTAGAAAACGGTGAAAACGGTCTTGTAAGTGCAAGTGCTCAAGCAGGTGTTTATTACCCACATGGTTTAACTACTAACACAGATGGTACTAACATTATGGTACCAGCATCACATATGGCATTGCGTACATTCGCATACAATGACCAGGTTGCTTTCCCTTGGTTTGCACCGGCTGGTTTCCAACGTGGTTTAGTTAGTAATGCAACTTCAGTAGGATACTTAGACTCAGCAGAAGGTGAATATGTCCCAGTTTCATTGAACGAAGGACAGCGTGACGGTTTATACTTAAACAAGGTAAACCCAATTGCATCATTCCCAGGCAGAGGCATAAGTGTGTTTGGTCAAAAGACATTAAACCCATCAGCAAGTGCGTTAGATAGAGTTAATGTTTCAAGATTAGTTATCTATCTCAGAGAGCAACTTGACGATGCAGTTAAGCCGTTCTTATTTGAGCCAAACGACAGTGTTACTAGAAATAACGCAAAAGCAGTTGTTGACAGACTACTTAGTGGTTTAATACAACAGCGTGGTTTATTTGACTATGTTACAGTTTGTGACGAATCAAATAACACACCAGCGAGAATTGATAGAAACGAATTGCACATTGACGTTGCTATACAGCCAGTCAAAGCAGTTGAGTTTATATACATTCCGATTAGAATTCAAAATACTTTGGGTTCAACTGGTTAAGTTTATACTTAAACTAATTAAAAGCACTCTTCGGAGTGCTTTTTTTTGACTAAATTAAAACTCGAGTTTATGTTTTTTGTCATTATCTGATAAATAATAGCATATAAAACATTTATAGATTTTTTAGGAGAATATAAAAATGGCAAATCCAACTAAAGATAAGTTCGGAGTACCGATAGACGAGGCTAATAAAAAAGCAGGCATTTTAATGCCTAAGTTAAAGTATCGTTTCCGTGTAAACTTTTTGTCGCCTTTTGCAGGTTCACAAAATTCAACATCACTAACACAAAATGTTCAAAGTGTAACTAGACCATCTGTTAGTGTTGACGAAGTAGAAGTACACAGTTTTAACAGTAAAATTTATGTACAAGGCAAGCATACATGGCAAACAGTAGATGTTGTTATTCGTGATGATATTACTAACAGTGTTGCTAAACTTGTTGGTGCTCAAGTACAAAGACAAGTCAACCACTATCAGCAAACAACTGCTGCTTCAAGTAACGACTTTAAATTTGATACTGACATTGAAGTACTAGATGGTACTGAAATAAGCAAACCAACTGAGTTTTGGCGTTTAGAAGGATGTTTCATCCAAAACGTTACTTACGGTGATCACGACTATTCAGCAGCTGAGTCACAGATTGTTACTTTAACATTAAGATTTGATAATGCTACACACGAAGCGGGTACAAATAACGTTAACGGTAGAGCTGGTAATGAATCACCATTCACAGCCGCAGCAACAGGTTTAGTGACTACTAGCCCAGCAGGTTAAGAAGGTAACTAACTATGCCATCTTTCTTTAGGAATTGGCGTAATGCAGACAGGTTTAAACCTGATGTTACGCCACCTAGACAAAAGTTTCAAGGGTTTGTGGAATTTCACTTTAACCCTAGACTGGCAAAAGCAATGGATAATTCCGGGTCTTTTAGAACACAGATTAGTTCTCTGGTTCAAACTTGTAAAATACCAGAAATATCTTTTGCTACAACAATCAAAAGACAATACAATCATCGCAGAGTTATACAGACAGGGGTCGATTACGGCCCTTGCAGTATGACAGTCATTGACACTGTGGCTAACGAATGGCTTACTTTGTTTATGAAGTACTTTGCATTTCAATATAACGATCCTCGTAATAGAACAGGCACCGGCGATGGCACTACAAGAGATGGCGATCCTAAGCAATGGGACACTAATGCTACATCTACTATTGCTCCAGCCTCTTTTATGTCCAGTGCATGGAAGAGCAATGACGCAGGAATGGATATACACGAAGAAACACATTTTATTGATAGTATCAGAATAATTCAATACCATGGTGGTAGAGGAGTTGAATATATTTTATTTAGACCTCAAATAACCGGATTTGCCCCCGATGACCTAGATTATACTGATTCTGGCTTTAGAACATTTTCAATAGACTTTGAAATAGAAAGTATGACAGTTAACCAGAAGTTTAACTTTGATTTAGACCAGCAAGATCTAAATAGGTTCGAGCAAAATGTTGATGTATTTGATCTTGTAACAAAATTTTTAACTCAAGGAGTAGACAGAGAAACTCCTTCATATACTAGAAACAATGAATTTTTAGGTAGTCCAGAGAGTCCTAGAACAAGAAGTAAACAAGGAAAATAAATGAGCACCTCATTATATAACACATTTGGTAATGCCACTAAGTATGATATAATCGACGGAGCATTACATGCATTTCTAGATTCTGCTACTGTAAAATTTCCATTACCAGAAGCAAGTTCAGAATTACTTGCAACATTAACACAGGCATCTAACAAAACATTTGATCCTGCAAAAACTAGTATGGTTGAAAGCAAGTTACAAAAAGCAGGATTCAAAAAACCAGCAGCAAAAGCAATGACAGAAGTATTGTTAACAGTGGCTGATGCACAAGGCATAGACCCGTTAGAATATTTTGATGTTAATGAAAATTCACTTAACCTTACAGTTGATGCATACAATGCAATGAATAGTTTACGACCAATAGGAAGTCGTGTTGGTATTGCTGTTCCAACTGTAAACAGTAAAAGCAGGGTCGCAGGCCTAATTCAGCCATGAGTAAATTCGCTCAGGGTGTTTACGAAGTAGTAAACACGCCTAAGTACGCCGGCAATAAAAAACCATATTATAGAAGTAGTTGGGAACTAGCCTTTATGCGTATGTGTGACGCACACCCTAACATAAAAAAATGGGCTAGTGAAAATGTTAAGATACCATATCAAAATCCAGTAACAGGCAAATACACTAACTATGTACCAGACTTTATGATACAGTACATAGACAAAAGTGGTGCTGAACATGTTGAACTTATAGAGATCAAACCAGCAAATCAAACCACAATGGAAAATGCTAGAGGCAAAGGACAGCAGATGCAAGTTGCTGTAAACGCCGCTAAATGGACGGCTGCACAAGAATGGTGCAAACGCAAAGGCATTAGGTTCAAAGTTATAAACGAAGATCAAATATTTCGTAACAACAAACCTCGAAATCCCCGCAAACGCAAAAAGTAACGATAAATAGCATTATGCAATTAGGTAAAGCAGGAATGCAATATAGTCTTTTTGCTGGACAAGTAGCCAGCATGTTAGCCATTGTGCCCATGTTCATGTATGCAACAGCGACACAGTGGGCTATTGGTGCTACTATGTACACTGGTATAATGTTGTTTGGATTAACATTAGGTTACCATAGATATTTAAGTCACAAGATGTTTAAATGTCCTAAATGGTTTGAGCTAGTAATGTTATTCTTTGCACACATAATGATGGTAGGCCCTGCAATACTTTGGGTAGCAACTCATAGAGCACATCATAAATTTACTGATACAGAAAAAGACCCACATAGTCCTTTATTCAAAGGATACTTTTACGCACACTTCTTACAAGTGTTTACAGAACCCAATGTTAAATGGGCAGGTAACTTATTAAGGGATAACTTATATAGGGCACAGGTTAAGTACTATTGGGAGTTTATAGCATTTTATGCACTAGTATTGTCACTAATAGATCCGTTTGCACTAATATATGCTTGGTTAGCACCGGCAGGTTTTGCTAAGTTAATAGGCAGTTTAGTGTTTTCTTATTCACACAGGAACGGCGAAGCACACAATGATTTAGTTGTAGGACTACTTACATTCGGTGAAGGCTTCCACACAATACATCATGAGAAGCAAAGAGAAACATTGTTTCATCCTCTAGACATAGGCGGTAGAACAATACAGTTGATCAAACTAGGATTTAAACAATGACAAAGAAACTAGAAGAAGAATTTAATTTACCACCTATGGACGAAGCACTAGCAAGTGAAAAAGTTCCTCAAGAAACTAAGCAAGAGATTGAGATAGTAAATAACGGCTTAACAGTTGCAGAAAAAATTAATGATGCATTTAAAGAGATTAGAGGATTAGGTGAACACGAAACTGAGATGGACGACATCTCTACTAAAGCACTAGACAGTTATGCACAGCTCATGCAATTAGGTATGAATGTAAGCGATATGGCCGCAGGTAAAATATTTGCCGAGGCTAGTAATATGTTAAAAATAGCACTCGAAGCAAAAGATACAAAAACAAAAGCAAAGTTACAACAACTAGATTTGATGCTTAAAAAAGCAAGATTAGATAAAACAAAGAATCAAAACGATGCTTCAGACGACGGTTCCGGCAATCCTACTCAAATATATGATCGTAACGAATTATTAAAAATTATGAAGGGCGAATAATTTTTGCTTCAAATTGATAAATAGTTGTAACGATTGGATTACTTAGAGAGACAATATGAAATTATTAAACGAATATATAACAGAATCCTTTAACAAGGAATACGGGTACAGAATTAAGTTTGCTGCAGATTGCGGTGCTGAACACATGGCTAAAGTTGAAAGTTGTTTAGCAAAGTATAACTTAGTTAGTGCTACTCCTTTTAAAAGAACACCTATAGAAGAAAACCCAATAGAGTTTGTGCGTTACAAAGGCGTACAATGCACTAGTGAAGTTTGTAGTTCAGATATTATCCTAAAGTACCCAGTCAATGAAAGAATTTTAGAAGTATGGTTAGCAGTTAACTTAGGTTTAGATCACAGTAGAGTATTATGCTACGGTGTTAACGACCCAAGAAGAATCGAAAGCGATATGGCTGCAGAGCGTAAAGTAAGAGATGACGGAAGAGTGGTAAACGAAGACGAAGCAGAATTAGCTCAAGAAAGTTTCGACCATTACG